CTGCGTTCTGTGACATTTTCTTTTTTAACTTAATAACTAACAATAAAAACTAAATTATAATTAAACTTATAAACTAATTAAAACTATAATTTTCAGTGGGAGAAATGGCAGGAAAATAGCTTCACGCGCCGCCAACTACGACGTTTCATTCGGATCCACTAGATCCCCACCACAAAGAGTACGCTCACTCTTTTATTTTTAAACCTGCGTTCTGTGACATTTTCTTTCCTGAACTTCCGACGTATCTAATTGTCAGACTCGATGCTGTTTGGAAAGCACCCCTGGGGAACAGGACATAGCCATTACTAACAGGCGATATTCTCGTTTCAAATCGTTATTAACATTCAAATTCAAATATCTTATAACTAATCTAGACTCTAAGGAGGTCAAGCTTATGCATCTAGTTTGCGTAATAGTTATCTACATGCGAGCGTTCAAAGTCCGTCCAATATACATCAAACGGAGCTTTGCCAAGCTCACGCATCCAGCCGTTTAGTTGGTTACGCACGGCTTCATAAACTTGCTCTCCATGTCCATGAAGAACACGGAAAGCATCATGAAGATTAGAACGAAATTGTTCTTCTGGATGCTCTTTAGCTCGAACCCAATAAAACATATCATAAACTACACTAATATCTAACTTACGATCTATGCGTGCGGGTGAAATCGGGTTAAAGCTTGATTTCAAAAATTGCGAATCCATTATATTCTTGAATGGTGCAATATCTTTGCCTTTAGCAGCATCAGTGACTGGGTAACCATGAAGCTCATAGGCGCGGGCGATAGTTTGCCCGTTAAACCATTCGATGATGTTTGAAGAAATTGATGCTTGAACATCATCTCCATAAAATATGGAATGGCAATTATTCATAAAAGTAGACACATTCATCAAATGAATATGTCCATGTGCTTTAGCAATAAAAAGATAATAATAATAAAATAAGATTAAATGAGCTAAAGTATTGACTTCTGCAGTTCCAGGAAATCCAGAAATCAAGCCGCGCAACTTATGATAAACCATGTCCTCATATTGAACATGACCAAAAACTACTTCGGTTAAGATAGAATATATAACTTTTGCGGTCTTAGAATGTGGGTGAAGGCCAAGGAGAGTTACAAGTAAATCTCCAACAGCCATCATTAAATCGATTGTCATATGACCATCCCAATTTGAGACGTCAAAATCAACCACATGGGGAAATTTGTTCAGGTAGTTAAAAAGACGGCCCCAGTCAGGACCTTCTGGGTTCATACCAGGTGCAAATGGAAAATTACCTTTTGCCGCACGATGAAGTGAAGCAATCAAGTCACAAGTAACTCGGCGCCAAGCCAAGATAATATCAAGCGACATACATGTTACAGAACGTGTCTTAGGTGGAGTTTGTTCTTCAGGGTTTCCAAGTGCTTTATAGAATGGGCGGAGTTCGTCTTTTGGAAAATCATAACTAGTATGATGCGGAATAACGCCCATTTCAAGGGAAGCAAAGAATTTTTCAAATTTAGCAGGATATTCTGGGTCATTAATCTGAGTATAACCAAATTCATTTATTTCCAAAAGGGATTTCTTTCCGGGAGCTTTTCCAGGATATTTATCCCATATATAAGGGATGCCAGGGGAAGCGCGGCAATCAATCGGATTTGATCCGTCTTCACGAACACCAGTAACTGCTTCCTCAATACTTAAATCTGTACGAAATACACGCTTATCTAAACGATCTTTAATCCAAAATGCAATATCATTAGAAGCACGGGCTAACAATTTCATATCAAATGGGCCAACAATTCCACGGCCGCACTTATTAAGTGAATTTTTAAGGGGGGCATCTTTAACTAATAATCGGTGATCCCAAGGATTGAGTGCTGCAGGAACTCGTGGCGAAGTAAATCCGTCACGATCCATTAAAGCAGCAATTGGAGTTTTACGGAATGATGTTCGTCCAACTTTTCCAACTACTTTATCATCGGGAACCGAGCCTAAAACTTCGATATGATTTTCAACTAAAGCTTCAGCTTTTGGGGCACCAGTTGGTTCAACAATAACTGGGCCTAATTGACTGATATAGGGATACTTTGACTTCTTCGTAACTTCATACTTCATATGATCAAGCATTTCATAAGTAACTATTTGATATATTATTTCGGGGTTAGTATAACTCTTAATACGCCAAGCTTGTATACCTAAAATATTTTTGTTGCCGGAGGCTTTATTTGGAACAATGAGCATTGATCCACTTTTTCCACAAACTGTTTCTCCTTTAACAACTAAAGCACGGGATAAATATGAGCTTACCCCTAAATTATCATTGGATAATGCAAGATCTTCTGCAATAACACCTCCTGTGCGAATTTCTATGGCAGCTTCATCTTCAAAACGAGACAAGGCAATCATTTCAAGGGCAGAATCTAAATGTAAGTATTCTTTTTCTGTAATAAAATGCCGTGAGATATCACGCGCCATTGGCAATTGCCGACAGAACACGATAGCCACGTCCGATTTAGGTTCAACATAAATGTTTTCGGGGGTAATTCGGAAAGACCATTTATCAGTGTGACGCGGTGTAGGGGCAAAAATAAATTCAACTTCTTCATTAATATCTTCAACCATGTGGCGGTTCAAAATTAGAAATTGTTCAGTATGAATAACATGGCAACTGGTGCTAATGCCATCTTTAGTAACAATATGGATAAATCGGACGTTCCTGTCTAAATATGTTTGAGCAAGTTGGGAGTCCGTATTACGTGTGTTTAAAAGTCCAGTTGGCTGAAAGTTCTTTCCAACAAATGGTACTGATCGAGTATTAACCCGATGCATAACTTTAGATGTTGGTTCGGAAACTCCTCGGAACAAACGTCCAACTTGTTTTATACACAGGATCCCTATGACAAACATAAGTGCATGTTGCACAATTTTAACGTAATCAGCGATTTTTGATGAAACAATGGTATCCCAAAAATGTTTAAGCGGGTTAAACAAATATGTCATAGTAGTATTCTTAATTGTATCAAATATATTGCGGATTGTTTTTCGCCATACTGATCCAGTTATATCAGGGAAGTGTTTTAAAATCCAATGATTATGTTTAACTAAGAAATCTTGTTGAATACGGGAAAGCATAGCAAATTGTTGCATAGCTAAAGTAAATGATGGTTGTGCAATCAACAAACGTGCAATTGGTTCACGAGATATTGGGTTGGAATTTGATTCTGGGTCTTCAAATTGTAAATCTGTCACATCTAAAACCCATTCTCCATCAACCTTGATCATTCGTTTAAACCAACTACGCGGAATCATTAACTGAGTTCCTTGTTTATTTTCTGAGAAGTGAGGTGTTCGCGGGATTAATGTACAAGAACGCAAATCTTCAGCTTCATTCAAAAACTTCAAAATTTTATTTCCTAATAAAGGCTTAATAGCTCCAGATTTAACTAATTTTGTAATACGATCTTTATACATAAGAGAACGAGTAAAATGAACAGGGTCTAATAAAGGTTCGAAAACTTTATCTCCAGTTAATTTCTTTGAAATATTGCAATTAGTTGCATTTAATCCTTCCAATTCATTCTGATAGCAATCTTTCATAAGCATAACAAGCTTATCGCGTTTGCCATATTTGATACGGCGGCAAGCAAAATCACGGGTCATAGCTTCTTGTTGAAACTTTTCACGCTGTTTTGCGGCTTGTTTTGCAATTTCAGATTGATAATGATTATGGTGACGCATAAGATTTTCTTGAATCATGTTATCACGTAATTCAGCATCATCAGCTTCAGCCATTTCTTCAACAATTTCATCCCATAATTTCTGTTCATCTTCTGAAAAATCATCTTTTGTTCGGTTTGTTGTAAGAGTACGACGCAAAGATTCAACGCGGGTCAATTTGTGGCCTGTTGGTTTACAGGTTATAAAATATTCATCAATCAAATCAATATCATTAATAATTTCATCTGATGTATCAAAATATTCTGAATCTCCATCAGATAGGCCAGTTGGCTGAGCTTCATCCTCAATCAATTTTATTGCTTCCTCTCCAAAGCGTTCTAAATCATCTAATTCAGGGATTTCGTTAATTTTACCCAATGTCATACGATTTTTATCAACAGCTTTCCTATTTTCTGCATCTTCTTCTTCTGTAAGATAAATGCGTTCACCAAGCGGGTCAGCGCATCCATAAGCATATGAAGCATTCAAATATTGTTTAGCGATCAAAGGCAAGCTCTTATCTAAACTAAACTGAGAATCAGTTTCTGTGACTTGATGTTGAATAGCATCTATAGTAGTAAAACTATCCATAACTTGAGTAAATTTCTCTTGCTTAGTTAATTTGCCTTCATTTGCACGAAGAGCAGCATAACGTCCGCATATGTTTTGAATAAGTTGATTGTAAGTCCATCCTTTGCACGGATATTCCATACCGGAGGGAGTATGTTCAGGAGTAGTAAAATATTCTTTATCTGTAAATTTATGTGTACTATTAATATTGCGATAATATTGTAAACTTTTCCAGAAATGATCTTCTTCATCTTCAGTTGTTGTACGAATTTGATCTTCACAAGGTTTAATAACAGGCTTTAGCAAGTTAAAACGTAAATGAGGAAATTCTGTTGAAGGAATTCCTTTGTAGACTCCTTGTTCTTGGAGAGCTTTATACTTATTTTTATCAAAACTAGAATTTTGTTTATCCATAACGCGATCATCATGAACATATACTTCAATAAGAACATGACGACGACGATGAACAGCTTCCATACAAAACAGATCCTTTACTTCCGGGTAAGGGGTGTTTGTAGAACTAATCAAAATATCAGATTGTAATTGTATACCTTTCTCATCAAGATGAGCCATAGGCAACATTACAGGGGTATTTGTAATCAAACCAATTAAAAGTGACATATGTTTAGGTTCATTGTAACGGAAAAGATCATCAATAATCATAAATTTCTGTTGTTGATATCCATCAAAATGATCAATATTTGGGTTATATGAATAATAAGATAATTTCTGGTCACTAGGAGCAAGTTCACGATGTAAACGATAAATCAGTTGTTCAGTCATAGTTGACTTTCCAACTCCAGCTTTTCCAACAAATTGTACATGAAACATAGATGGTTGGAAATTTGACATAGCACGAATACGATAGCAAAATGAAGCAATATCAGAAGCATCTTTCATTGAACGTTGCACAAGTTGTGCTGATTCACGACTCAAAAATTTTGGATCGCTAGCAACGCCATGAATAAAAGCAAGGCCATCAGGTTGTATCTTTTCTGCTTCAAGCATTGTCTTTTCAGAAACACGAATAGCAGCACGGCCAGCTTCAGTTTTAAAATATTGTAATTTTCCATACCAGATCGAAACAGCTTTTTCATTCTTGCGATCATCAGATTCACAACCAAATATATAAGTTGCGATCCATTTAGTCAAACTAGTGCCAATAAGATTCAAATATTTCAAAATACGTTCAAATCCAAACATACCAGCTCCAATAAAATGTAAATTCTTAAATCCATCTAAAATAGTGCTATGAACACTTGCGTGTTCTTTACGATTAAGTGGAGCATTAGGTTTCAAGGCAATCTTAAAAATAACAGTTAACGCCAATGTAACAAATGTGCAGATAGCAATGCCAGGTGCATTTCCAGATAACATATTCATAATAGTTTGTATCCAATCCATTGCACTGGTTGGTTCAGCTAAAATAGCATTAGTGGAGGTTTCTGTAAATTTGTAAGGTTTCATCCAAGCCATTAAGGTAGTTCCAAAACGCTTGAGAAGTTCGAATATTCCTAATTGTTTAAGCATTAATATAAGCAAAGCAGATTTAATAAAAGCAGATTCAGTATTAATATATAGAATATAATATTTAAAAGTATGTATTAGAGTTTCCATATCTATATTAATTCCAATTTTTCCAAGTAAATCAACAGGAATCATATTTGTAACTGATTTCATTGTATCCTTCAAAAATGACAAAATTCCATTCAAAGCGGAGAATGTACCAAGTGATTCAGTCATAACTGGTTCAACAGTAGCACGCAATTCTTCAACGGTCTTATTCTTCAAATCATCTAACTTAACAGCCATTTCTGCAATTACAGGCTTGGCTGCGGTGCTAGCAAGTTTCTCAATATTTGCCATCGTATCAGGATCAGAAATAGTTTCATTTATTGCTTTAGTTAAAGCAGGACCAGCACTTGAAATGCTATCCTGCACGCTCTTATCAATAATTCCTTGCAAACCAGTTGGTTCAGCAACTCCTTCTTCTTCTTTGCGGCAACGATGACAATCAGATTTTATAATTGTGCCTTCAAGCAAACCTTCATAAATCAAACGATTGTTTCCACGATTACAAGTATGTTCCTGTTTCTTGGATTTATTCAATTGTCCGGGGGGAATGATGATTAGGCCACATGCATCACGATGACGTTCGACAGGAGTCATCTGTTCATGAACTCCATACCACCATGTATTATAAAATACTAATTCGGGGTTAAAAATCTTTTCATCAGGGACATATGAAATACGAGCCAATTTTGTTTCTGTACGTAATAAAGATGTTTTAGTCACAACTTCTTGTAGATAAGATTCTTGTAAAGCAACTACATCGGGATAATAATTTCCAGAGTAGAAATGTTGTAATAAAGCAACACGCTCTAAATCAGATCGCAAACGCCATTGTTCAACCCATCGGTGATCAATAATCAATGATTCAGGACGAGCAACGCCACGAATACTCAAATGTAAAACAAAAGCATATAATCCATTAACATCTAAACGCGAATATTCATATTGTTTCAAAGTAGCGACCAAATATTTCAAAAGTGAATGAGGTGATTGTAGCTTCAAAAAGTCTAACGACAAATCAAGCATTAAAACAAAAGTACTCCAGCGGTCATATTTAAAATTTCCATTAATTTTATGAGATTGACGAGCCAAATAACGACTTTGTTTAACTTCATAATTCTCCAAGAATAAATTGTATTCTCCTTCTTTAAAGAAATGTTCAAAAACTTCAACACCTATTTCTTTTTCAGGAATAACACGCTTTTGTGGAGTTGAAAACAAAGGTGAATTACGTAGTTTACGACCATTATTAGAAGCATGCACCTCAAGATGAAAATGTTCCATGAGTGAAATAACATCAAGTAAAGTAATATTGTCTTCTAAATCTCGAACCAGAGTTCCACGAACGGGCAAAACTTTCTTTTCTACATCATTAAGATAACGCTTAAGCAATCCAGACGGAGTCACATGCGTCCACACGTTTTCCTTCCTTAATGTTGAGCGGATTTGATTCTTTATCTGCATGAATGATGTAAACTTCTTGATGGGGGACATTGACTTTAAAGTGGCCATTGTAAATTCGGTTTTCAATTATACAAATCAAAGATAAAGCTGAAATATAAACAAGTAAAACAACTATAGAAGCTTTAATTGTAAATAGCAAAATCTCCTTATCAAAATCTTCTGACATAAAATATATAGACTTATTTGTGCACTTTTATTTAAAGCAGGAAGTTCTGATTTGAAAATCCTGCCCAGAGCAATTTTGAAAGCGTTTCCTAATTTATAACCTATGTTGCTCTCAATCCAACGTCACAGGCTAAGAGTTTGTTACCTCCCCAAGTGCGGTAGGGAGACTCTCGACTAATGTCTAATGTATCCGAGAACCCTTCTGAGCTTTACTCCATTCCACTGGGTTGTGGTGGAGCTTACGACTTGGGCATCTGGCCTCATTTTATCTCGTTTACGTTTCGCTTCGGTGTTCACTGCCTCTTACTTTTCATCTTAAATCCGTTGAATTAACTATTCTGCAGTAACTTGGCCCGCCTACTTTTAAAGGTCTAGTAACTGTTCCTGCAGCACTGGGTATGACGGTTTCTTTCCGTTCAATCCGTGGGGCAATAGTAAGTACAACTTCATTAAAACTACTTTTCAGATTCGTTTAATAACCTCCCCTACTAAGTGATACATCTTCACCTGCGCGCCTTCTCGGTCGCTCAAGGAGAACTTCATTCGCATTGGTTACTGCGCTTGTCTGGGCTGACTTACGGCTCACCAAATTGAATCTTCGGGCAACAAAAGCACATCCCGGGTTAAACTAGAATTGGAGCTTATCCCAACCTAGAGCAAACGACGTAGTGATTTTCGTAAATTAATTCCGTCGAAGTCACTCAATTGAGAGACATCCGATGTGTCCGAAAGGTCATCGACTGTATCAATTCCATCGTCGATATCACGCTTATTTCGTGCACGATTTCGATTACGTCCAGGTAAAACATTTCCTACTACGCCACCAGCTGCATCCAATACACGTCCTGGAAGAGAACGATTATCAGCTGGATTTGTGGGGGTTGGGGGTGGGCGACGATTGTCAGTGATGACATTGCCATCAGAAGTTAGAGTTCCCATACGATTTGATACAGCGGGTACTGGTTTAGGAAAACCAATTCCATCAGAAGTATATGTTTTATCAGGTATTTGAACTTTGGGTAGGCTTTTCTGAGAGGCTGGTAATAGAAAATCACCAGCGGGTAATCCAGGGTCAGCAAATTGAAAATCTTCACCAGCACGATATTCTAGTTCAAAAGAAATTTGAGCTTGATTAACAGATGTATTTAAAGCACCGCGCATTCCAATAACAATAAAATTGTCTCCATGAGGTTCATTCCAAATTGAATTAACAGCTTTAGTGGGATCTCCAGCTCCTCCGGCTTCGAATAATTCAGAGGGACGGGAACGATTTCCAATCCAACGGAACTGATCATACCAAGGGGATGGGTATTCATAAGGGACATGAATTTTGAAATGACGAAACATAGACGTATCAGACATTATATAAGAATTTTGCATAACTTCACGATAAGAATCATCTTGACGCGCAACAGAGTTCATAACTTTAAATTGATCAAAAACAGCAGCATATGTTGGAGAATTACGCAAAACTCCAGCAAAAAGATATCCTTGAGTTGAAAATCCAGAAATTACACGAATGCGATATTCCATTGATCCACGCCATTTACGGAACATTAATGCCAATTGAGATAAAACAGGCGGGTAATCATAATAAGTAATATATACGGCTTCTTTTTCATTTTCAGGTGGAACAGACCACTTTTTCTTTGCATGAATTACATTACGCATATTATTAAAAGCAAACGAATTTATTGTTAAATCAGAAGCTTCGCCACCTTCATTATAAAGGCCAGCGTCTTTATAAGTTCGATCAAAACGCGGAATAAAAGGTCCATTTCGAATTGCGAAAAGAAAATCCTTATCATCTCCAATAAAAGGTAAATTCAAAACAACACGGCATCCCATTGGTTGCCATTGATTAATTAAATTCATAAAATTAAAGGGACGGGGGATACTTGTTACGGCCACATCAGCTTGCTCAGGAAGTTTATGTCCTTCGTGAGAAATCTGAAGATTGGCAATTTGAGTTAATGTAGGTTCTTCGTTATTCATGATTCAGTAATAGAATTATATAAAGTCAATTTATGATCAGTTCGGGGGTCCGTTGGGGTCATAAACTCACTATCCTTCAAACACTTCTCAACTATAACTATATAATTGCTCGGAAAAATTCCACCAGGTGATATGGTTTGAGCAACTTCTATGCTGATACGTCCCATTTCAAACAGGATATAAGGTGTTCGGAATTCAGCAACATCGTTTAAACTTAAACTAGTTCCATCTATTTGCGGTTTATTTTCATAAAGATGGGTGGGTCGGGCACGAATTGGGTTTGAGCCTGTAATATCAAATTCAAACTGTGATGATTGTCCTAAGTCCCATTCTTTCAAAATTGAGCGCATTTTCGAATCCTTGATGTCCCAACCAGAGCTAGGAGCATCAACAGCATTCCATTTATCGAAACAATCTTGACGATATCGAATTAATAATTTTCCAACAACACGAGGGGGTTTAACTATCGTAAAACGATAAGAAATTTTTCCATTCCACCACTTAGAACAAGCGAATGGAATATCATGCCATTGTGCCAATGTTAAATTAGAATCCTTACTTGCATCAGATTGAACAACGCGTGTTGTATAAATAACATCTCCAGGAAGTTGTGTATCTTTTACTTCAAAAGTTGTGTGAAATTTCCATTGTTCAGTCATCCATTTAAAATCCGGAGGTATATCCGTAATTTGCCAAATAGGTTCAATAGGTAATCCAGTGTGTTCTAAGGTTCCCATATTAGTTTGTGTTTCAGGAACGTTAGGCACAACTACATCACGTGGGGGTAAATTCATTGATTGTTGTGTATTAGACATTTTCTACCATTTGAGTTTGACCGGAAGCGGCATCAGTATTGAGGGATTGCACGATTCCAGTATCTTGAGGGTTCGTCATTCCGTTAAAGGAATTGACTGTATTGAGATAGGGATTTCCAGGGGCAAAAGCAGCTTGTCCAGCAGAATAACCTAGAGCAGCGCCAACGGGTCCAAGTAAATCTAATCCTTTTGATACAGCGCCTACTCGTCCAATATTTGCAGTTTCTTGTTCATTAATTAATCCGGCTTGTAACTGGGCACCCATTCCTTGTTGAATAGAGTTATTAACGAAGTCTTGCGATTGAGTTTCTTTCGCTCCAGCTGTTAACGCATTAGTAGTTGCATCACCAAGGGACTGCATTGCAATAGCAGCAATACCCCAGGGTCCGCCCATTCCTTCAGCACCTTTTACAGCACTTTCACCAGCTTCTTCACCTTCCATAAGTTCCTCATTTGATGTTATTTCGCCATGAAGTTCTTGTGTATATCCTTCCAAGTCATTGGTAGGGGCTTCGTTTGCCGCTTCTGACGTATTCGCGCCAATAAACGACGTTTGGTTTGATGTGCGATTCCACTCAACTTCGGCTGAGTTGTTCCAGCTATAGCCGTTAGATTCGCTCCGAGTTGACCAATAAGGTTCATTAAACTGATTATAATTAGAGCCAGTACTTTCAATGCCTTCATCATTTGGTTCCCAATGAGTTGCCTGATCATACCAAGAAATACCTGCCGAGTCGGGAGATTGATAAGTCGGATTTGAATTCCAGGTGACACTTGAGCCAGTTGACTGGGAAGAGCCAGTGGAGGGGACAAATTTGATTCCATTCATTAAAGTGTATCATCGGGAGTGTAGCCTGAATATTCTAGATCAGAAATCCAGCCATACACGCGAACGTTTAAATTTTCAGAAACACCGGGAGCAGTATTCATTTTAATCGGAACATGAAGTCGAATATTTCCCATATCATAATCATTTGTGTAATAATAAGCATTTTGAGTAGTATATTCTTTATTTTCAAAACCAGCTTTAAAAGGTGATAGCCAATTAATAGTAATAGGTACATCTTGGTCTTCTCCCATAAAAACGAGAGTATGTGGTAATTGATAAATAGCTTTCATAGAATCCAATTCAGTAGTAAAATAACGATCCATAATTTTGGGATAAAACATCTCATTACCGTCTCCAGTAGTAATAGGGGTATAAGGTGTATTTGCTTTAGATCCAAAAATATAAGGGACTGCTGAAAAAGGATAGTTCGAATAAGAAATAGCCATCATTCCAACTTGTTGAAAATTTGAACGAAACTGAAAACAAAAATTTAATTTAAATGATTTAAAATAAAATAATTTTGCTAAACTATTAAAGAAAGTTTTATTAATTTGATTCCAAGTAAAAGGAAAAACAAAAACAGGTTTAACAGCATCAGTTGATTTCGATATTGAAAAAGATCCAATTAATTGTCGTTGTCCAGCCAATTGATCATAAGTCCATTTAGTTGCAGCAATAGAAGATCGATTATCAAATTGATTTCCAGGTTTAGTAGGTAATCCTAAAATAGCATTAGTCATCGGTACAGGGATAGTTCCGTGATCGAATTCTTTTGCTCGAGAAGTAGTCTCAATTTTCTGTGATTCAGTAGGTTGATTCATAATAGAAAATTTGTAAAGGGGTCGAATAAACTTTATAAAGTGTAAACATAATTTCTGCGCCAGATAAAATTCATTCGGTCTTAAATCTAAAAACTTAAAATTAAATAAGGTTTTTCAAAATAACTATAATGAATGTCTAAAAATCCGTAGATAAATAGAACAAACAAAATAAAGTATTAAAATCCGTAGATAATAATAACAACACATAGGGGTAGGCCCTACGT